GAAATAAGAACCAGAACTATGAGATAGTAATATACGGTTATGGCTATCGCTATCGTCAAACTCTATTACGTGCCCGGTCTCAGTAGCAAACACATGGTTCTTAGGGTAACTTGGTTTATACGTGCCGTTTACTACAAGTGGTTCATCAAAAGAACTGCCACTACTACCACTCACTGATAAGTTATCACCTACTGTTGGTATCTCAAAGCCATCAAAGTCTGCTGTAGCAACTGCGGTTTTTCTTATAGCATCTCTATTCACAGGGTTGGCGGCCGTAAGACTACCACGTGCGGTTTCGTTTACATCTGATACGTTAAGTGTGGTTGGATAAGTGCCATTTGGATCAAAGAAACCAAGTGCGGAATTTTTTTCTTGTGTTGCTATACCATGTATACCGCCTAACACATATGGCTCTTGTTTATCTTCATCGAAGAAGTCAACTAGTACCCAAGTGCCTTCTACAAAGAAAGATGGAGTAGTGCCTAAACCAGACATAGCACCATCATGTGTAAGTACGACGGCCCATGGAAGGTCTGCTGTAGGTAACTGTGTTTTATCCTCTGTATGGAGTCCTAATACACGGACACGTAGGCGGCCTAACTGCTTAGGGTCGTCTCTACTCTCTACAACTCCGTAATAATTTCTCATTTATTTTTTTCTCCGTGTCGATATTTGGTTTGTTCATCTTCACTAGACTTCATATTCTTTTTTACCTTTGCGTAATAGTCTGTATACAAACTGTTTGTATGAAAAGCACTAGAATGATTTCTCATATTCTCTAGTTCAGCACCAGATTTTTTCATATATTCTGTCATAAAATCTACAACATTGTTTTTACGCAACGCATGTATTCTATTCCATATGTAGTCTATCATTACTTACTCTTACCTGTTCGCCATGTACGTTTATCTTCTCGCCCTTTACGTTTTCTTACATGTTTTGCTTTACGTTTCTGTCTTTGATATTCTGCTTTCGTCATTACAATCTATTCATTACCTCTCTTGGTGTCTCACCAGGTACATATGTAAGTGGTACACTATCTTTGACAGCATCGAAAGTAGTAGTATATCCTGTCTCAGATAACGTATGTACTATATTTGTTAATATGTATCTACCAGATAGATAACGATCATACACGTTACGACCTACTGAATTATCTGGGATTGGCTCTAAAGATGGTAGATTAAGTATGACTACATCACCCGCACCTAACACACTGTTGCCAGGCACTGTACATTTCACAGCAATACTATCGTTACTGAGATTATTGAATAGTCTTGTAGGTCTTAGATTAGACGTGTTGCTATAATCTGTGGTGTCACTTGCTGACGTGGTGAAAAGGTAGGGATTACTGCTAGAGTATGTGATAGATGAGTCCACAAAGTCTTGTACTGTTCTACCTGATTCGTCTTCGGGTGTTCTGCTGTAAATCGGCGATTTATCTGTATGAAAGGGAAAATTAGAAAAACTGTCGAAGTATTGTGAGTTGGTGGTACTGTATCTTTTCTCGTTAGCGTTGTAAGTATGATGTGTACTTGCGAGAAATCCAGTCTTTATATGTGCCAATAAGTCTTGTAGTTTCATTACTCTAAACTCTAATACCTTATGCATATCTGCCTCTGTATCTCTATCACTGTCTGGATTGACAAAGTATTCTATCTTTTCTTTCTGTGTAGATAAAGATCCATAAGAGCGTAGATTGTAACCAAATGTGCTTTCGTAGAATAGCATACCATCTGACTTAAAATCTCTACTGCTTGATCTTCTTGCGACCATAGAACAAAAAGAGAACGGGTCCATGTTGTTACCTAGTAATTGTAGTCTTTGTTTCGTTTCTTCTAAGAATAAGTCTTTTGTCGTATCTATGGTGTTGATCAATACGTCTCTTATGACTTGTGGGGCAGAACCTTTGAATGACTTCTTTAATTTTCTGCGTAGATTTCGTACAAACTCTTTTGATGTAAAATTGAGTGTGTAAACTTGCTGTCTTTCTTCTGTTCTTACTACATTAGATATCTTTGTTACTCTTGCTCTATGATTTGTAAAGTCAACTAAATCGTTGTCTGGTATACCAAATTTAAACTCTAGTTCTTCTTGTCCAATAAATGGTACGTTTTGTAAGTGATTGGCACTATCTGCTATTGTTAAACTACCATTCAATGATGGTGAGAATATACTTTGATAGACGTTCATCTCTAACATCAGGCCTTTGATGTCAAGTGAACCATTTGTAGATGGTGCGTGTACGAATATATTTTCTAACTGATAATCACCAGCGAATTGCATTTCTTTAGACATGATTACCTCTGTATGAGTTTCTCAAATTCTGATACAAATTGTCCTACATATAACTTATCTAATAGTCTTATTTTACGTTTATTATCGTTTACTGTCTGCTCATGCTCAAAATTTGTCACTGCTGTTGCGCCTGTTGTATCACTTGATACAATCAGTTTCTTTGTTGTATCGCCAGATGTTGCGTTTATCTCGTGGTGATGCGTGCCATTTACATTACTGTATTTGTCTGCCACAAACTCAGATAACGCAACTTGATCTAGCGGCCAATCATAACGGGAGGTTATGTTGTTTACTAAAACTATAATCCAATGTAGTGTGCTGTCACCATAATACTTATCAGCAACAATATCTGGTTGTTCACCTTCTTTGACAGTATAAGTATCGAAGACTTGCGTATTGGCCTTAACATTGGCTTTCATTTGTACACGTCTTACGATGTCTGTAATCAGTTTTCTTGTCTGTGTATCTTGTAAATCGTATTGATACTGTGGATATTTACTAAAATATGTCATTACTTAATTACTTTCTTCAACCAAAGATACGCGGCATATACTGCTAGTAGATATATTGTTGCGACACCTACGTCTAATATATGTTCTCTCATGTGATATATGAACTCTATACCTGCTTGTACATCACCCATGCTCTCGCCTTGCTCTATATTTACTATCTTTGTACCCTCAAAATTTTCAATTGATTGTTCCATTAGTACCCTTCTACAACACTTTCTTTTGTAATAATTTCTGTTTCTGTAAAGTTAAGTGTTAAGTTCATCTCTGTTGGCGCAGGTTTGCCTTCTTCATTTGGTCTAAAGTGTTGACTTTCGCCACCAGGTCCATAATCTACGTTAAGACTAGTCAATACACATGGTTTAACAAATGGGTACCATGTATTTTCTGTGCCTTGAAACATGTATTGTATTTCAAACTCACTTGGAAATATTAAATGACGACCAATTTTCTGCCCTTGTACTCGTTCTGGTAGCATATGAAACTTAAACATCTTAATAATACTATCTGCTGACGCAAGTTCACGCTCATTTCTTGGTGTAAATCTAAAACCAAAACTAAACTCTCTAAAGTTTACGCTTTGAAAGATTGCCTCTAACGCTGGATTCAATGCTCGTTGCGTACCTTTACGAATAACACCCTCTAAGTCACCACCAGTAACAAAGTCTGTTACGCTGGCCGCAAACTTAACACCAAGTGTGTCTGTTAATGCGTCTCTTAGTGTATTAAATGTGCCTTGTGTACCAATTCTACTTAACAAATCATCTACATTAGACGCACCAATAAGATCAGCACCAAGAACACCAGCAAGACCTGTTTCACTGTTCTTATAATTTGCTGTAACAGATTGTTTAATATTAGGTGGTAGATACAGTGCTATGGTATCTGTGCTTCGCTTTAGTCTACCAGATTGTCTCAATGCTCTACTTACACTACCACCACTTTCTGTAGTTGTATCTCGTAAGTTCTCTGGTCCGCTTTGCGAATATGCCACACTATCTGAGTATAGATTGTGTTCTTGTTTTTTAAATTTTTGTGTTGACTTTTGAGAACCAAGACCTTGTGCCGCTAGTATTGGGTCATTAAAAACTTCTGTTACTTCTGTTTGTGGTCCAGCATACTTACTTTGAGATACTTCAAAGATATGAAAGAGTATGTAGTGACCAAACTCAAACTCACCTAAGTTATCTGGATATCGTAGTGTGCCATATGCGTACTTGTTTTGTTCAGTGCCTTCAAATGGATCACTTGTAAAACCTTGTTGTCTACTGTTACGTATTGGACTACTATTTGTTAATGCTGATACACTTGGCTGACCAAATAATCGTTGTCTTAATTTTTCTGCTAAACTTGCCATACTTCTATTTATGTCACAATGGTGCGATTGTTGACCAGTGTTTTAGTTGATCTTCTGTGATTATTTGAAAGTTTTGACCACGTTTTTTACAGTATGCTTCTGCGGCCTTCCATTTCGCTGTGTTAATAACAAACTGCTCTGCCGTATATGCCCATGACTTTGTTTTACGTTTTGGTATATGTGGTGGTACAGTGTACTTTTTTGGCTTGACTTCCCACACAGTTTCTGTTATAATGCCATCTTTATTCTTATACTTAATCCATATGTCTGGAAAGTAACGACTTATCTTGCCAGTCATTGGGTGCTTATATGGCACAAAAAATTCTTCACTTGCCCACTTCAATACATTTTGATTGTTGTCCAGATATCTAAAACATGTTAGTTCCCAACTACTTCTAAATACGATGTTACTTGGGTCACCTTTATATTTCTGCGGAAAGCGTGGTTTAAACTTACCTTGGATCAACATTTTGTTTGATAATCTCTTAATCTTCTTCATAGTAATATTTAGATATGTAGCATAAATAGAAGTATGGCAACAATTTTTGATAAGATTAGACAAGATGTAGGTGATAGGGAGTTATCTCTTACATGGTACAAAAGAAAAGTATCTGAATTGGCAAGTAGAATATCTGCTGGTCGTTTGATGCGTGAGGGTAAAATACTTAAAACACCTGGTTTTAATCAACTTAATTTCTTTAGATACAACCCAAAAACAAAAGCAATATTGCCATACTATGATACGTTTCCATTAGTTATGCCAATTGATAGTGCCAAGGGTGGTTTTCTAGGCATAAACTTTCATTATCTACCAATACCACTAAGAATGAGATTGTTAGAAACTTTAGCAAAAAGAAACTTTGATGGTGACTACAGTAAATTAAAAAA